GAGAGGAGGATCAGGATGGCTGAGTGTAAAGCGTGTGGGGAGTGGTTTGGGACGGCCACACCGCAAGATTTGTGTCCCACCTGTGAAAGAGCCTTAAAACGGCTGGGCGGATATGTGGCCCCGGTGCGGCATGGGAAGTGGATCGTTACAAAAGAGTTCAACGATGTCCTTGACATGGATGTCGAAAAGTACACTTGCTCTGCCTGCGGAGAATATAGGCTTACCGCATCCGGGTTGAGCCAGGCAACTAATTACTGCCCCAACTGCGGGGCGAAGATGGACGCCGATGAATGATCTTCTGACAGACAAGGACCTGGAGACCATCGCTCGGGCCCACCGCCGCTGCCGGGAGATGGAGGTCGAGCGGACGCTGGGGGCGCTGCGGGTGCGGGTGAGCACCTGTCCCGCCACCCGGGCCTGGTCCGCACCCTACCTGATCCGGCTGGAGCGGTGGCGGCCAGGGATGTACAGCACACAGTATTTTGACAGCGCGGAGGCGCTGAGAGAGGAGTGGGAACGTGGCACGATTGACTTATCAGGACGCTGACGGCAGCTGGGGGCTGCACGGAGTGAGCTGGGATCAGCTGGCGGCCCTGCCGCCCCGGGTGTATGGTGCGCTGGTCAGACTGCGGGACCTGGAGGCCCGCATGGAGACGGAGGCCAGGGAGGTCCCGGCAGAGATGGAGGAGGGAGGAGCGTCATCATGGCTCAAGCAGAGATTTGCGCGTGTGACCTAATGCAGCAGGTGCTGGTGATCCAGCTGCCCCGGGGAGACCGGGGCGAGGCGGACCTGGCGGCATACCGGGACTATGTGGTGGAGTCGCTGGCCCAGGGCGTGCTGGTCCTGGGGGCCGGGACCTCCTGGGCGGTGGAGACCGTACCAAGCCTGGGCGGGGTGCAGATCCAGCGGGATCCGGGGATCCTCCGGGCCCACAGCGTCCCGGAGCCCAAGGCGGATCCAAAGCCGGACCGCCTGAACCCGTGGCGGGAAAAGAAGGAGACTCTGGAACGGCTCCAGCAGTACCGTCAGGCGGGCGGCCTGGGCTGTCTGGAGGCGGTGGCCGGCCGGTGCGGCGGAGATCTCACAGCGGACAAGCTCCGGGGCGTCCTCGCCGGGGCTGAGAAACTACCCATTGAGCAGTGGCGGCTCATCCGCCGGGCCCTGGACCAGCTGGAGGAGGGTAGGGATGAGTAAGATCCTGCGGAAGATCCAGAGCGGACGCCTGGTGTATGCGGTGGTATATACCGCACCGGCAGCAGGGGACAGCCCTCGGCAGCGGGCCCAGAAGCGGCAGGCCAGCACGGCAGCCCGGGAAAAGCTGAACGCCAGGACTTCATTCCAGAAGCTGGAGCGGACCCTGGCGGCCAACTTCGATGACGGAGACCTGTTCCTCACCCTCACCTATGATGACAAGCATCTGCCGGACGGCCGTGAGGCGGCGGTCCGGCGGATCCGGTCCTTCCTGAGCCGGCTGCGCAAGGCGAGGAAAGAGCGGGGCCAGCTGCTTCACTACATCTATGTGACCGAGGGGTGCAATCCAGGAGGGCGCCTCCACCACCATGTGGTACTCAACGCCACGGGGGACGATCTGGAGGAGATCCGGCGGCTGTGGATCTACGGGGACAACCTGGAGCTGCGGCGGCTGACCTTCCACCGGGATTACACATACGAGGATCTGGCCAGCTATCTCACTAAGGAGCCCCGGGAGTGGGGCCACCCGCAGGTGGGGGAGCGGACCTGGACGCCCTCTCTGGGGCTGGCCCATCCGGAGCCGGAGACTGAGACGGTGCCGGACTGTGTGACCCTGTCCGCCCCGCCGGAGGCGGACATCCTCTCCCGGGAGGGTCCTGTGGTCAATGGTTATGGGGAGTTTGCCTGGATCAAGTATCTCCTGCCCAGGGATCCGGCCCGGAAACGGCGGCGCAACAGACGAAAGCGAAAAAAAGAATAGCTTTTCTATTCTTTTCAGTCTCGGGGGTAAGTATATTCTCTTTAAATTTTAGAGGAAAGAGGCGAAAAAGATTTGCAATCGAACGTGTGTTGTGGTAAACTAAGCATGAAGGACGGATGGGTGATCTGCCCAGTCTGCCGGAAGGGGAAGCTGCTGAAGCTCCTGCCGGACACAGCCGTCCGAAACCTGCCCGTGAAGTGCAAGCGCTGCGGACAGGAGACCGTTGTGAATATCGATGCGCCTGAGCCAGAGTCCACAGAGACCAGCGCCTGAGCCAATGACGACCCGATCAGTCGGGTGTCGTGGCTTGGGCGCTTTTTGTTTTGCCCGGAGGTGATAGCCCGTGGCCATGAAGCCGCTCAGGCCCTGCCGGCACCCAGGCTGCTCAGCCTTGACCCGGGAGGGCTACTGCCCAAAACACAAGCCAGCCAGGGCCCCGCGCCGGGCTTCGGCGGAATATCACAGCTGGTACAGCCTGCCCATCTGGACGGAGGACCTGCGCCCAGCGCAGCTGCTGCGGGAGCCGTTCTGCCGCGCCTGCGCCGCCCAATATCCGCCCGGAGACCCCAGGCACCGCACCAGGGCCACGGTGGTGGACCACATCGAGCCCCACCGGGGCAGCTGGGCCAGGTTCATCGACCCGGCCAACCACCAGAGCCTGTGCAAGCGCCATCACGACCAGAAAACGGCCCGGGAACAGGCAGCGGAACGGCGGAAAAAAGGACGCTGATTTGGGCGTCCGGCGCGAGAAAACGCCGGGACGCTTGGGCGCGGGCGCCTGGACGGGGGCGCCCGTGGGCGCGCCCAGGGAGGCCGAAGGCCTCGAACCCTCCCCCCGGGGCAAGAAAGTTTTGACGGGAGGGGCTCAAGACCGTATGCAGCCCTCGGGAGGGGATTTTTTCCCCACGGGGGCGGAATGGAGGAGCGGGAGCGTGGGAAGGAGGAGACGGAGATGCCGGGACCCAGACAGAGGCTGAGCGTGCTGGAGGCCAACGGCCGCAAGCACCTGAGCAAGGCTGAAAAGGCCGAGCGGGCGGGGCAGGAGGTTACGCTTCCGAAGCCTGCAAAAATGAAAGTACCCAGGTGGCTGCCGGAGCATCTGAAAGCTGACTTCCGCGCCCTGGCCAAGGAGCTGCTGGAGGCGGACATGGGGGCGGCCCAGCTGGACCGGGACACCCTTGGGCGCTATGTGGCGGCTCAGCACCAGTTCACGGTGGCCTGCCGCATGGTGCAGGACGCCCTGGACCAGGAGGACCCGGACCTGGTGAACAAATGGACCAAGGCCCAGAAGGCCTATTTCGACCAGGCCAGGGCCTGCGCCAACGACCTGGGGCTCACCATCACCAGCCGGTGCCGCCTGGTATTGCCGGAGGGCACCCGGAAGCCGGAGGAGAGCGAGTTTGAACGCCTGATGCGGGAGAAGCGGGAGCGGATGCAGCGTGCCTGATACCATTTGGCTCACCCCCTTCCTGCGCGTGGTGCGGCCGGAGGACGGCTCCGTGCTGCGGTACAGCCCGGAGGCGGTGCAGGACGTGCTGGACTTCTTCTCCCTGCTGTGCTTCGGACAGAACGAGTGGGCGGGAAAACCCTTTGTACTGCTGCCCTGGGAGGAGCAGGCCATCCGGCAGTTTTACGGCGTCCAGGTCCGGGACGAGGACGGGACCTGGGTGCGCTACCGCAGATTCCTCTACGACGAGATCCCCAAGAAAAACGGGAAGAGCGAATTTGCGGCCGGACTGGGCCTGTACCACCTCCTCTTCGACGGGGAGGAGCGGCCCCAGGTGGGGGTGTTCGCCGCCGACAAGAACAACGCCGACATCATCTACCAGTGCGCCAAGTATATGGTGGAACACACCTGCCTGGGACAGCCGGAGGGGGACCCCATCGCCTGGGCCAGGGACAGCCGGCGGGAAATCCACACTAAATACGGCGGCGTGCTGAAGGTCTACTCCTCCGACGCGGACAGCAAGCACGGCTATTCCTTTTCCGCCATCCTCATCGACGAGCTGCACGCCCAGCCCAACCGGCGGCTGTGGGACGTGCTTACGGTGGGATCTGACGCCGCCCGGCGGCAGCAGGCGGTGATCGTGCTGACCACCGCCGGGGACGACCCGGACCGGAAGAGCATCGGCTGGGAGATCCACGAGAAGTGCCGGCGCATCCTGGCCTGGCGAAAAGGCGAGCCGGAGCGGGAGCTGGACGAGGACGACCCCCAGTGGTGCCCCATCATGTACGGCATTTCGGTCCTCACCCAGGACGACCCGGACCGGATCGTGGAGTTGGACATCTTTGACGAGGCGCTGTGGCGGGAGTGCAACCCCTCCTATGGCGTGACCATCTCCCCCCGGAAATTCCGCTCGGACGCCCGGGCGGCCAGGCAGAGCGAGGCGGCGGAGCGGAACTTCCGCTGGCTGCGTTTAAATCAGTGGATCGCCACCAAGGACGTGGGGTGGATGCCCCTGACCCTGTACGACAAGACACAGTGGACCCGCCCGGAGTGGAGGCCCCTCAGCGCGCCGGCGCGGAGACAGGCCGCCCGGGACGTTCTGGAGGGAAAGACCTGCTATGGCGGGCTGGACCTGTCCACCACCACCGACCTGACCGCCCTGACCCTGATCTTTCCGCCCCAGGAGGGGCTGGACACCTGGACGACCCTGTTCTGGGCCTGGCGGCCGGAGGACGGGGTGCTGGAGGCCGAGCAGAGGGACCACGTCCCATACCGGGACTGGGGCCGGGCGGGCTTCCTGGAGCTGTGCCCGGGGGACATGGTGGACTTCACCATGGTGGAGGACACAGCGGCCTGGTGCGTGGAGCATTTCCACTTGGACACCCTGGGTGTGGACCCCTACCTCTCCCGCACCCTGACCCAGCGCCTGATGGAGCGGGGGGTGAACGTGGTGGAGATCCCACAGACCATGATGAGTATGTCCCCGGCCATGAAGGAGCTGGAGCGGCTCATCCGCGCCCGCCAGATGCTCCACGAACACAACACCTGCGCCCGGTTCTGCTTCGGCAACGTCCGGTGCGCGGTGGACGGAAACGAGAACCGGAAGCCCATGAAGAACCGGAGCATCGGGCGCATCGACATGGCGGTGGCCTGGATCATCGCAATGGCCGTGGCAATCCTGCGTATGCCGGCCGGCCCAGACATCAACGAACACATTTTATCCGAGGATTGGGGAATTTGACATGAAGATGCTGAGACGATTGGGCCGTGGGCTGGCCCTGTATCTGGACGACCTGCTGATGCTGGCAGGGGGCGGATGCTTTGTGCGGGCGGCCTGGGAGGCATGGGGGCGTCCGGCGGCCCTGGCGGTGGCCGGGGTGTGCCTGGTGGCCTATGCGGTGATGGTGGCACGGGCCCGGGGAGGTGGCGGCGTATGATCTTTGCACGATCCCTGGGCGGCCCACAGGCGGCCGCGGAGGAGCGGACGCTGAGCTGGGAGGAGGTGCAGCAGCTGTTCCGGACAGCTTTCCTGACCGGGACCGAGGTGGAAAACAGTGTGCCCAGCGCAGAGCGGCTGTCCCCGGTGGCGGCGGCCCACCGGATCCTGACCAACTCCTTCGGGCTGATCCCCTTTGGAGTGTACCGCAGGGACGGGGAGGAGCGGGTCCCGGTGGAGGATCCCGCCCTGAACCAGGTGATGAAGGTGCGGGCCAACCGCTATATGTCCCCTTTCATGCTGCGGAAGGTCACCATGTCCAACGCCTTCTGGCATGGCTTCGGGGCCGTCTGGAACCGAAAGGGGCCGGACGGACAGATCGTGGAGCGGCTCGCCCTGCCCAGCGACTGCTGCACCGTCCGGAGAGATCCGGATGGAGGGGCGTACTGGTACGACTACAACGTGGACGGGATGCAGCGGACCTTCTCCAACTATGAGCTGTCCTTCTTGTATTTTGAGACCTACGACGGGATCCGGGGCCGGGGACTGCTGGACCTGGCCCGGGAGAGCATCGCTCTGGACACGATGGCCCAGCGGTACGGGAAGAAGTTCTATCAGAACGGGGCACGGCTGTCCGGCATCGTGGAGGTGGACACAGACGCCAGCAGCGAGACCAGAGGCAAGGTGAAGCGGGAGTTCAGCCGGTTTGCCTCGGAGGAGATGTTCGCGGTGGCGGTGCTGGACCGCAACATGAAGTTCACGCCCATGGGGCTGAACCAGAAGGACGCCCAGTTCATTGAGAGCCGGCAGTTCACCGTGGAGGAGATCAGCCGGTTCACCGGGATCCCCAAGCACATGATGCAGACGGGCAAGGAGAGCTATGACTCCAACGCCCAGCAGCGGCAGAACTACATCACGGACACCCTGCTCCCATTTGTGGTGCAGTGGGAGAGCGAGGACAGCTATAAGCTGCCTACCCCACAGGACCGGGCCGCCGGGGTGTACATCCACGGGAACGTGGAGGCGCTGCTCCGGGCCGACCCTGCGACCCGGTTCAGCGTATATGAAAAAGCCATCCAAAATTCCATTATGAATCCGGACGAGTGCCGGGCCAAGGAGGAGAAGAACCCCATCCCGGGCGGGCTGGGACAGCACTTCCTGGCGACGAAGAATCTGGGCTCGCTGGAGTCTGTACTGAACGGAGGGGAAGCAAGTGGTTGACGTACATCTGAGAGGAGAGCTGTGGGACAACGACAGCGCCGACATCCTGCGGTGGTGGGGCTGGCGGGACATCACCGCCCCCATGGACATCCAGGCGGCGCTGGAGGCCGCCGGCGGGGACGAGGTGACGGTGCTCATCAACTCGCCGGGGGGCAATATGGCGGTGGGGACGGAGATCCGGTCCATGCTCCGGCGGTATCCGGGCAGGACCACAGCCCTGTTCCAGAGCTATGGGGCCAGTGCGGCCACCCTGGCGGCCACCGGCTGCCAGGTGATCCGGAGCGAGCCGGGGGCTCTGCTGTGCTATCACAATCCCAGCGGAGGTGCGGAGGGGGACCACCGGGCCATGAGTCGCGCGGCGGAGGATCTGCGCAACGCCCGGGACTGCATCCTGGAGGTCTATACCGCCAGAGGGGGGACCAGGAGCCGGGAGGAGCTGATCGCCCTGATGGACCAGGACATCTACATTACCCCGACCCAGGCCAGGGAGTACGGCCTGATCGATGAGATCGTGGGGCTCCCGGGGGCGGAGGAGGATCCGGCCGCATTTGTGGCGGCATCCGGCGGCCGGATCCGGCTGACGGCGGCCATGCGGGAGCAGTACCGGGCCCATGTGGCGAAGCAGAGGACCGCCGGGGCCCGGGAGGAAGAGGCAAGACGCGCCCTGGCTCGGCTCAGGTCGCTTGCAAGCTATTAAAAGAAAGGACGGAACGACATGGATTTTATGGAGAAGATCACCGAGCTGCGGGCAGAGAAGAGCAAGCTGCTGGCTCAGGCGGAGGCCCTGCCTCTGGAGGATGTGGAGGGCCGGGACAAGATCACCGACCAGATGGAGGGGCTCAATGCCCAGATCAAGAGCCTGGAGCGGCAGGCCAAGGCCAGCGCCGACGGCGCAGCCGTGTATGACGGCATCCTCCACAGCGGCGAGGGGACAAAGAATCAGGCCGATGGAGGCGCGCCCAAGCTGTTTGCCTCCCTGGGTGAGCAGCTGAAGGCCATCTATGATCTGCGCAAGGGCCAGACCATGGACGACCGCCTGGGGAAGATCAACGCGGCGGCGGGGGTGACCGGCACCACCGGAGCGGACGGCGGCTTCCTGCTCCAGGAGGATTTTGCGGGACGGATCCTGGAGAGCGCGGTCCAGAACAGTCCTCTGCTCAACCGGCTGGACCGGTACACCTGCTCCAGCGCGGCCAACTCTATGCGCTGGATCAGCGCCAATGAGACCGACGTGAGCAAGTCCGTGTTCGGCGGTGTGCAGATGTACTGGGCCGCGGAGGGGGCCACGGTGGCGGCCAGCAAGCCACAGTTCCGGGAGATGAAACTGGACCTGGAGAAAATGATGGGCTTCTGTTACTGCACGGATGAGATGCTCCAGGACGCCGCGTTCCTGACCGGGTTCGTGGGGAACGCCTTCTCCCTGGCTGGGGACCGGCTGCTGACTGAGAGCGTGATCAGCGGCGACGGAGTGGGCAAGCCCAAGGGCCTGCTGAACTCCAAGGCACTGATCACCGTGGACAAGGAGGCCAGCCAGGCCGCCGGCAGCTTCCTGGGGATGAACGCGGTGAAGATGCAGGCCCGGGCTATGCCCCGTGGCCGGGAGCGGCTGGTGTGGCTGATGCACCCCGACGCGGAGGAACTGCTCCCCACCCTGGCCCTGGAGAACGGCGGCGCGGCCAAGTTCCTGTGGAACCCCGAGGGCGGTCTGGGCAACTTTGACACCCAGCGGGTGCTGAACAAGCCGGTGCTGTTTGAGGACAGCTGTGCTGCCCTGGGCACAAAGGGCGACATCCTCCTGGTGGATCCCTGGCAGTATATTCTGCTGACCAAGGGCACGGCAAAGCAGGACTGGTCCATCCATGTGGAGTTCCTCACCGACCAGAACTGCTTCCGGATGGTATTCCGCTGCAACGGGACCCCCAAGGTGGACACCCCCCTGACTATCAAGAACAGCACCAAGAAGCGCAGCCCCTTTGTGGCGCTGGCCGACCGAAAGTAAGAGCAGAGGCGGCGGGGCACAGCTCCGCCGCCCCCAGGAGATAAGGAGGAGAACGCAGATGAAGCGGATCGTGGAAGAGCTGACATACAGTGTGGTGCTTGCGCCCCAGGAGGTGGCCTCTGCCACTCCAAAGACCAGCGCCTTCGCAGACGCCCAGAGCGTGCCGGAGATCGAGTTCTTGGTGGCCACCGGGGCGCTGGCCAAGGGCAAGAAGCTGAAGGTGGAGGTCTATACCTCCGATGAGGCGGGAGGCAGCTCCCCGGCGCTGGTGAAGGCGGTGGAGTTCACCGCAGGGGACGGGGCGGCCCACACCCTGGCGGTGGTGGACTATGCCGTGGATCCCGCCCGGGGCCGCTATGTGGGAGTGAAGATCCAGCACGACGCCGGAGCAGGCGTGGTCTGCGGCGTGACAGCGTGCGCCCGGAGCATGAGACTCCCCGCAGCCAACGCCTGGACGGCGATGGTGTGAGGGAGGCGGTCAGATGGCCATACCGGAGGAGCTGAGGGAGACGGTCTTCTCCTACTGCAAGGAGGAGGACAGCCCGGACACCCTGGGGCCCATGACGGCGGCCTGGGACGGGGCGGAGGGTTATCTGGAGGGGGCCGGGGTGACCCGGCCCGCCCCGGAGTCCAAACGGCACGGCCTGTGGCTGGGGGTCATGCTGGCGGAGACGCTGGACCGGTATGACAACCGGGGCGGACAGGCCGCCGGACAGCTCCGGGACAACCCGGCCCACCGCCGGGCACTGACACAGCTGAAATTGACGGAGCCGGAGGGGGGTACGGGACAATGATCCAGGCGGGAGATCTGCGGTGCAGGATCCAGCTGTATGAGCTGGCGGAGGTGCGCAACGTACTGGGGGAGCGGACCATGGAGTACCGGCCGGGGCGGAAGGTCTGGGCCCAGATCGTGCCCACCTCCGGGCGCAGCGCGCCCCTGGCCGGGGAGGTGGAGCCCATGGAGGTGACCCACCGGGTGGTGGTGCGCAGTAGCGCCCTGCCGGAGCTCCGGAACGGGCTGCGGTTCACCTTCCGGGGGCAGTGGTATGAGGTGCTGTACGGCTACCCCATCTACAACCGGAGCGGGTGGCTGGAGCTGTTTGCCAGATTGGTGGTGGATGACTGTGTCAGGAGTCGTTGATTTTTCAGAGCTGGACAAGTATTCAAAGCAGCTTTACGACTACGGAGCAAATTTCAAAAGAAAGCAAAAGAAATTCTTGGAGAAAGAAGGAAACTATCTGCATTCCAATATCCTCAGCGAGGCGAAAAGGCATGGGAAACGAGCCAGTAAACTGTATCGGAGAAGCATGAAGCGCGGTAAGTTTTACAGACGGGGAAAAACAGCGGCGATACGTGTATATGGCGGGGCCCCGCACCTTCATCTGGTTGAGGAGGGACACCGGATGGTGACCCACGATGGGAAAGAGGTCGGCTTTGTAAAGGGTACCCACGCCATGGAAATAGCGAGCAAAAAGTTTGAACCGTTTTTCCTCCGTGAGGTGGAAGCTATGATTTTGGAGGATCTATGACACTGCTGGAGGTGAACCGGGCGGTGTGCGCCCTGGCGGAGCAGGCGGCGGCCCGGTCCGGGACGGGGGCGGAGCTGTCCGCGGAGGATCTGAGCCGGCCCATCCTGCGGCCGGCGCTGAAGATCGACTTGGAGGAGGGCCGGGAGGCCGCGGCGGTGGAGGATCTGGTGGAGGTGGAGATCACCTTCCGCATCTACTTCTACGCCCGGGACCACCGCCGCCCCAAGCTGGACAATTTGGCCATGCGTCAGGCCCTGGGCCTGGCCTTCCGGGACGGGATCCCGGTGGGGGAGGACGTGATCCCCATTGATGAGGGGCTGTCCTTCACGGTGACCGACGGGGTGTTGACGGCCGCGCTGGAGCTGCGGCTGGATCTGGAGCCGGAGACGCCGGAGGGCGAGCTGATGGAGACCCTGTCCCAGCGGTACATGACAGAATGAGCCCCGCGCCGGAGGGCGGGGGACGCAAAGAAAAGGAGTGATTTGCATGGCAGTACACCTGCCCAGCATCAGCATTACATTCCGCCAGCTGGCGGGAACATTCATTCAGCGCTCCGCCCGGGGGGTGGCGGTGCTGATCGTGAAGGACGACACGGAGGGCAAGGGCGGGCCCTATTACCGCTTCGGGGACGCCACCCAGATCCCAGAGGGGGAGTTTACCGCCCAGAATGAGCAGTACATCCGGGACGCCCTCAGCTTCGGCCCCCTGCGGGCGGCGGTGGTCAAGATCGGGACCTCCGGCCAGCTGGCCCAGGCCCTGGCCGTACTGGTCCAAAAGGAACAGACCGGCTGGATCACGGTATGCGGCGGGGCGTCCAAGGACTGGACGGACCTGACCAGCTGGATCAAGGCCCGGGAGAAGGAGGAGAAGAGCTGGAAGGCGGTGGTCTACAACGCCTCGGCCCCGGACTGTATGCACATCGTCAACCTGACCAACGCCAATGTGGTCTTTGCCGATGACCGGGGCAAGCAGACGGGGGAGAAGTACACCCCCAGCCTGGCCGGCCTGCTGGCCGCCTGCAACGTGGAGCGGGGCGCCACCAACGCCCTGTGCGCCAACCTGACCAGCGTGGAGGTCCCGGAGGACCCGGAGGCCGCGGTGGGCAGCGGCAAGTTCCTCCTCATCAACGTGGACGACCAGGTCCGGGTGGGGGTGGATGTGAACAGCCTGACCACGGTGGACGGCTCCACCAGGACGGAGGACATGAAGTACATCGAGACGGTGGAGGCCATGGACATGATGCGGGACGACATCGCCCAGGCCTTCCGGCAGGATTACATGGGCAAATACCGCAACTCCACCGCCAACCAGATGCTGTTCCTGGCGGCGGTGAACGAGTATTTCCGGCAGCTGGGGGAGGAGAACGTGCTGGATCCGGAGCACGACAACACCGCTCAGGTGGACGTGGAGAGCCAGCGCAACGCCTGGATCGGCGCGGGCAAGACCGAGGCCGCCGACTGGGACGACGGCAAGGTGCTGGCCACCCCCTTCAAGCGCCAGCTGTTCCTGGCGGGGGATGTGAAGATCCTGGGGACCATGGCAGACCTGAGGTTCGTGGTCACCCTGATGTGAGGAGGAGAACGCATGGATCAGTACAAGAAAATCATGCACGGCAGCACCTCCGCCGTGTACATCAACGGCGAGCGGGACGCCCTGCCCACCAAGATCGAGGTCAAGATGACCGGCGACTTTGAGGACATGGCCTTCTGCGGCGAGGACGCCAGCTTCCCGGAGTACAACGGCTATGCCATCGAGGGGACCATCACCGACCGGAAGGCGGACAGCAGGCTGGAGCTGGCCATCGTGGAGGGCTACCGCACGGGCATCATGCCGGACATCGTCATTATGACCTCCCTGGGCCGGAGAGGGAGCGCCGCCCGGGAGCGGTGGTCCCTGTCCGGGGTGGTATTCACCGAGGTGGCCCTGGCCAACATTGAGGCCAAAAAGGGCGTAGAGCGAGAGCTGCCGTTTAAGGCGGTCTATGCCAAGAATCTGGAGGCGATCCAATGAGCAAGATCACATTTGAGCAGCTGCTGGCCCGGCGGGAGCAGCGTGAGCAGGACAAGTACCGGGTGGGGCTGCTGACCATCCCCGGCGCTGGAGAGGGGCTGGAGGCCCGGACCCCGGACAAGGGGGCCATCCTACAGCTGTATGGGGAGCTGACGGCGGCCCAGACCCCCCTGGAGGGGCTGGAGTGCGGCCGCCACGCCCTGTATGATGTGTGCCCCCAGCTGCGGGACAAGGAGCTGCACGCCGCCCTGGGGTGCCAGGACGACCCCATGGGGGTGCTGGACGCCCTGTTCTCCGTGGCCGAGCAGGACCAGCTGGGCGGCCAGGCCCTGCGCTTCCTGGGGCTGCTCCCGGAAGAGCGGTCCGGCGCAAAGTCCGGAGCCGATGAGGACGATGAGGACGGGGAGGCGCCGGAGGCCCCCGGTCTGGAGACGGTAAAAAACTGATCGCCCGCGACCCTCTGCTGAGGCTGTTCGCCTTCTACGCGGTGCGGGGCTGGACCCTGGAGGAGCTGGCCGGGACCAGCCCGGCCCAGCGGGGGTTTTTGGAGGGTGCGCGGGCGCTGTACTATGAGGAGCAGATGGAGCTGGGAGAGGCCGGGACGGCCCTGGGCCTGGCCAGAGTGCTGCCGGGAGGTGAGCGGTAATGGGGCGGAAGGTGATCCACACCATCCTGAACCTGCGGGACAACATGAGCGGCGGGATGGTGAAGGCGGCCAAGAAGGTCAAGGGGGTCAACAAGGAGATGCTGGCCGCCACCCGGACGGTGGAGCGGTTCCAGCGGAAAACCGCGGACGCCTGCTCCCGGGCGGTGCGCTCCCTGGGCAAGCTGGGGGTGGCCGCCGGGGGTGCGGCGGCGGCCCTGGGGATCAAGACCGGCCTGTCTGAGGCCATGGACCTGGAGGGCTACCGGCTCCAGCTGGAGACGGCCACCAAGGACACGGTGAAGGCCGCGGGTATCATGCGGTATGCGATCGACCTGGCCAACCGGACCCCCTTTGAGGGGGGCGAGCTGGTGGAGGGTGCAGCCAAATTTGAGGCCATGGGGATGAGCGCGGAGCAGTGGCTCACCCGGGCGGGAGACATGGCGGCGGCCACCAACAAGAGCTTCGACCAGGCAACGGAGGCCCTGATCGACGCCCAGACCGGAGAACTGGAGCGGCTGAAAGAATTTGGCATCACCAAGGCCATGATCGTGGCCCAGGGGGAGAAGCTGTTCCGCAAGGTCCAGCTCGTCAACAACAAGGGCCAGATCGTCAACCAGGAGAAATTCAACCAGGCGCTGATCTCCCTGATGGAGGACAAATTTGCCGGAGGCATGGAGAAGCAGGCCGGGACCATGAAGGGCCTGTGGTCCACCGTCACCGGCGTGACCAAATCCGCCCTGGCCGAGATGGTGGGCATGAGCAATGACGGCAGCATCCGGGCCGGGTCGGCCATGGAGCGGCTGAAAGGCTCTGTGGCCCAGCTGGCCGGAAAGCTGGAGCAGTGGCAGCAGGACGGGACCCTGTCCCGGCTGGGAGAGCAGCTGGACCAGGGGCTGGCCCGGGGGCTGGATCTGGCCAGCCAGGGGTTTCAGTGGCTGGCGGAGAATGGGGACACGGTGAAGAGCACGCTGTTCGGCCTGGCGGGCGCATTCGCGGCGGTGAAGGTGCTGAAATTGGCCACGGACCTGATTTTTTTGGGGAAAAACCTGTTCCTGTTTGGGAAAACTGCGGCGGCAGTGATGTCGGCTAACCCCATGGTGCTGGGCATCATGGCGGCAGTGGCCGCCGGAGCGCTGCTCATCGGCAACTGGGACGAGGTGAAGGCCTGCGCCGCCGACCTGTGGCAGCGGACCACGGAGCTGTTCGGCGGGATCCGGGACAGCATCACCTGGGCGTTTGACTCCGCCAAAGAGGGAGTATCCGGGTTTTTCGACTGGATCGGGGACAAATTGAGCAGCCTGGACGGGGCCATTGAATCGACCCCGATCATCGGCGGCATCTACAAGGGGGTAAAATCCGCCGGCGGCTGGGTGATGAACAAATTGCGGGGCCACGCCCTGGGCACCCCCTATTTCTCCGGCGGCCTGACCCGGATCAACGAGCGGGGCGGCGAGATCGTGGACCTGCCCAGCGGGACCAGGATCATCCCCCACGACGTCTCCCGGCGGATGGCCGGAGGCCCCAGCATCACGGTCTATGTGACGGTGCAGGGCAACGTGATCGGGAACGGAGCTTTTGCCGACCAGATGGGGCGGATCATCGCCCAGCGGGTGCTGCGCGCGGCGGCCAACTGCTGAAAAAAGCCGCCCCCGGCTGGGGGCGGCAAGGGGCGGAGATCAGGTTGGACCGGGATCTCCCTCTTGGGCGATATAGTCGGAAATAAACCGCTTGATCTCAGTGG